ATCCCAATCACTTACACAGTTGGCAAGAGATGAATATGTTCGACCAACGCTCTGACCTTTAAATGCTGTCGATGTTTCGGTAGGAAAAATATCTGTCGTCGTACCAGAACTATTAGTAATTTGAAATGTATCAAAAGCAATGTCTCCTTGCCAATTCGTATATTGCGTAATATAAAGCCAAACTACTCTACCAGTCTGACCTACGTAACTACTTAAATCTGCAGTTGCATCTCTCCAAGCTCTGCCTGCATAATTTTGTTGCTCTCCACTTAGAGATGTTAGACCAGTTACACCATTTGCTGTAAATGTTAATGGACCTGAAAGTGTCCCACCATTATCCCAATACATATTCCAGTATCCTATAGAATTTCCATGCATAAAATATTGAAAATCCATTTGAGCAGAGCCACCTCCACCTCCACCTCCACCACCACTCGAAGCAGTAAAGGGTGGAATAGGTCCTGACATTCCAAGTAGTGATGAGATAGGAGTCATAATATATTATGCGTAATTAACTTTATTACAAAGAGGAAGGAAAGTTGCATCGGCCGTTTTAAGTATGAAGAATGTATATACATCATAACTACCACTTGCACCACCATCAGGAGCACTTCCCCCTAACCATTCTTCTGTAGCTGCACTACCATCTATCGTAATATTAGTAATCTTATCAGAAGTACTATTTGGTTTTATAATAACGACAACGGTGACAGAATCTCCTATTGCTAAATCATTATTAAGTCCATTAGTTGATGTAATATCGGGTGTTAAAGTACCACCATCTTCAGCAACACTATAGTATTGTACATTTCCATCATCAATATTAATTCTATCTGATGCTATATCAGATAGTTCATCATTTACTACATAAACTCTTTCAGATATACTTCCCTTAACACCTAGTTTTGTTCCACTACTGGTTTGTCCTATTGCAACACGATCAGTAGCGTTGAAAGGTCCTAATTGAACATCCCCACTGGCATCAACATTTATAGATGGTACACCTGATATATCATTAACAGCAAATATAGAACCTGATGTAAGATTATTGGTTACAGAGAATAATTGTCCTTCTGAACCTTTAATTACTAATGCAGTGGATGCTGTACCGACATCAACAACAAGAGTCGCATCAGATGCAGTGGTGGTTCCAATACCTACATTTGTTGAAGTGTTGATACCAGTGGTATTAGTTTCCCAAACTCCAGAGGCACCACCACCTCCTCCTCCACCACCAGAAATAGAAACATTACTAATTCCAGTAATCTTACCATCACTATTAACAACAATCTGAGCTACATTAGATGCATCACCGTAAGTAGCCGCAGATGCACCAGTTAGTCCTGTCAAACTTGCACCAGAACCAGAGAATGAAGTAGCAGTTATAATACCAGATGAAGCAGTGATAGCAGTTCCAATCTTTACATCACCAATAACATGAAGTTTTGATGTAGGGTTTGTGATTCCTAAGCCAATATACTCAGTTGTACTATAAGGAGCTAACTGAATTGTTCCGTCAGCATCAACATCTATTGATGGTACACCTGATATATCATTAACAGAGAATATAGAACCCGATGAAAGACTGTTGGTTACAGAGAATAATTGTCCTTCTGAACCCTGAACTACCACTGCAGTGGATGCTGTACCGACATCAACAACAAGGGTTGCATCGGATACTGTAGTAGTTCCTATTCCAACATTAGTAGATGTATTAATACCAGTTGCATTGGTTTCCCAAACTCCAGAGGCACCACCACCACCTCCTCCAGATACAGTTTGCCATGTAGGAGCACTTCCTGATCCATTACTTGTTATTACTTGTCCTGATGAACCATAGTTAGCACCACCTAAACCAATTTGTCCAGCAGCAGCAATTTGAAATTTTTCTGACCAAGTTATAGCATTATCTGCTGTTCCTGATGCAGCACTACGGAATACTAATGTTCCATCTACCTGATAAAGTTGAGATGCAAAATCATTATTTGTATAATCATAATTACCACTAGCATCAAGATAATTGTTAGCACCTATTGCAACAAATGAATCATCAGTAGAACCTGCAATATAACCAGCATCGTGAATTTGTAATGACCTATAATCTGCATTCCATTCTTTTGGAGTTTTTTGTATTCCTATTTGGCCACCTGATGTGATGCGAAGTCTTTCATCACTAACTGTTCCAAATATCATGTATGGATTAGTACCATGATTATATTGAACAAACCCATCAAATCTTGCGTCACCAGATGTGCTATCAGCAAAGAAAATAGCACCATTATTGGATGTACCTGTTCTTATTGTAATACCACCATTTCCAGAATTATTAATTGTTAAATCATCAGCACTTCCATGTCCTGCATCTGATGTTCCTATTAATACTTGTTGAAATGTTGTAATACCAGAGGTTACATTTAAACCACCATCAGCAATACTAACACCACCGCCAACCACTACAACACCACTTCTTGCAGTAACTATTCCTAATGAATCAACGTTTGTTACATCCTCATATGTAACAACTCCAGTGAAGGTGGCACCAACTCCTACCAAATTACGTATTGTGATATCAGGAGTACCACTTAATCCAGTAGCAGTACCAGTTAAAGTTCCACTTAAGGTTGTAGCAGATACAGAATTAATATTAGTTATATCTGTTGAATTATCTCCAACAATATTCCCATTCGCACTTATGTTACCTGAAACTGTTAATGCACCTAGAGTTCCAACAGAAGTTATGTTAGGTTGTGCTGCAGTGGTAATAATACCACTATAAACACTAGAAGTTAATATTCCAGTAGATGGATTATACATTAATCCAGTATCAGATTCTGGGCCTTGAACTCCAGTTGCCCCATCTACAAAGATTGGATATACTGTTTCATCTGTAGAATTATTTGCCTGAACTGTAATATTATTGGCATTTGTTACATTGGTAGAAGAAAAATAATGACCTAATAATGATCCTTCAATAACCTCTATTTGATACCATAGATCAACATCTAGACTAGTGCTGGAAACATAATAGCTAATATTAAAATAATCTCCTTCTACAACAGATATAATAGCAGTTTGACCAAAAGCACCTGGATTGCTATATCCAGAGGTTCCATCTAGGTCGATATTGAATCCACCATCAATAACAGTAAAAATGGATCCATTTTTATAAAGCCGCCATTGGTTATTAGTATTTCCATTAGCAGCAACTCTTATAATTGTAGATATTTTAACCTTTGATACTCCTGCGGGAATTGTAAATGTCCCATTCGTAGTATTAGCAAAAGAATTTGTATCTATGGATGTTCCATCAAAATTAGTAACCGATGTCCAACTACCACTAGCAGTAACAGAATAATCATCATTATACATTCTGGCACCGACAAATCTAATTGAGGATCCAACAGAGACTGTAGCAATTTCATCATCGGAAACTGTGACATTATTTGCAGAGGCAAAATCTATAGTTTTTGCATATCCAACAAATACTCCACCAGATTGAATACCAACACTTCCTATTCCACTACCACCACCAGATGATTGTTCCACCCAAGATAAACCAGTTCCAGTAGAACTTAATACTGAACCTGCAGCACCTACTTGACTATTACCATCGGCAATTTGGGTGGCAGTTAGAACACCGACACTGTAAATACTCTTACTATTACCATCTAAGTCTCCACCTAACTGAGGTGTAGTATCACCGACTATGTGAGTTACGATACCAGTTAAAGATGTATAAGGATAATTTGTGGCGTTTGTTAGATTAAAAGCTGGGGTTGCACTAGTCCCACCTAAATCTAATGTTATTCCACCATAAGAAACACTCTTATTATCTAAAGCAGCATTAGGAATAGAGTTTAGTGTTGCACCAGAACCACTAAAACTAGTGGCAGTTATGATACCACCACTAGCAGTGATAGCAGTTCCTACTTTTAATGTATCTCCACTAAAACTAGTTGCAGTTATGATACCACCACTAGCAGTGATAGCAGTTCCTACTTTTAATGTATCTCCTACTGTTCCAATACCACTTATACTTAATGCGGTTCCGACTATTTTTGTTGCAGTTATGATACCTGCATTAACTATTTGTCTACTATCATCAATAATAGTAGAATTTGAAATTTTAATTGCCATCTTACCGTCTTCGTGAAGTCACTAGGTATTTTTTAATATTTATCATTCATACCTCTGTTTAGTTGCATCAAAGTTTTGTTTCAATTCTGCTTGTGATAATGCTCTACTATAAACTAAACCCATAGAAACATCTCCATCAAAATATCTACTTCCACCATTATTATCTTGACCAATGGTGAATTCTCCAGCAGCATCATATGGAAAAGTTCCTGAATTATGAGTCGTTGTATTAGTTCCTGATGAAATTGTTCCATCCAATTTAAACATATAAAGAGTTGCTGCAGATGAAATTACACTAACAGCACACATAACCCATTCATTATTAGGAATGGTAATACTTGCATCAAAATTCCAAGAAGCACTCTGATCTTCCCAATTATATCTTAATTCATCACCACTATATACATTAAAATTAAAACACTGACTTGCTGGACTAGTTTGTCTACCAGATATTGGAGAAGCCCAAGTATCTTGAGTTCCATCTCTCTTTATCCACGCACTTATTGTGAGAGGTGGTATACTTACTTTTGCACTACCAGAAAAACTTACCGACTCATTACTTCCATCAAAAGTAAAATAACCAGATACACCAGAAGTATGATTGGAAGCAGTCATATTTGTTAATGTTCCAGTAAAACGCTTACCACTTAAATCATTCCAAGTGGTTCCACTACCAGAATAACTCTTAATATTTGCTGCATCTGTACAGAAAAAAAGACTATCAGTGACTATTTGAAAATTATTATATTGTGTTGCCATTATAATCCATACCTCCCTTTTATTGTATCATAGTTTTGTTTTATTTCTACTGCTGATAATGCCTTTCCTTTATATACTCTAACAATAGGTATTTTACCTGCCATAGAATTTGCAGATTCACCTATTTTTAACGCTGAACCATTAGCCCATAAAGTAGCGGAACTTGTATTAGTTCCAATAGATGTTGTATTTAAATATCTTGTAAAAGTATTACCAGATCGAGTAACGACTATTTGATACCATGTATTGGTGGATATAGTACCAAAACTAGCAGCATTTAATATATCCCAACTACCATCACCATCAGCAGCATAAACTCTAAGATCAGTACCATTTGCAGTAATAAGAAAAGGACTAAAAGCTGTATGAGAATCTCTGGTCATATAAACCGCAGTCCAACCTGTTAGAGCTGTAAAATATGCCCATACTTCTACAGTAAAGTCTCCTGATCCAAAATGAAAAGCAGTATTATTTGGAATAGATATTACATCATTATCTCCATCAAAAGTAAATTCATTATTACTCCAAGTTGCACCAGTAATAGCTCCAGACAAACTACCAATTGTATCAGTCCAAGTGGTATCACCATCAGAATAACTCTTGGAATTTGCTGCATCTAAACATAATACAAGATTATCAATAACTATTTTTGGTGAATGTACAAATCCCATTACTTATACCTCCTTTTATTTGCATCATAGTTTTGTTTTACTTCTGCTGCTGATAATGCTTTTCCACCATACACTCTTACTTGGGAAAGTTTACCAGCAGAAGTTCCAGCAGTAAAATTATCAGGTCTCATCAATTCAAATGAATTATTAGTTCCTATAGCACCAATAGTGCTTGAAGAAGTCTGCACTAAAGAACCATTTAAATAAAATCTACTTTTATTATCACTTCGATCTAAAGTAAGCACTGCACAATTCCAGTTATTTGCCCAATATGAAGCATCACTCCAATAACCAGAACCACCAACATCTTGGTAATCAGAACTTCCACCATCTCCCCATTTTGTTCTTGCTTCCACATTTCCACTATTGTTTAACAATAATATGAAAAATGAGTGAGTGTTTCTCCAACCAGCAATATGTCTGTAACCAGAAGTATCAGTAATCTTACACCATACTTCAAGACTACCACCATTATCATCTATATTATCAATACTAAAAGAATCATTAGTTCCTTGATCATCTGAACCATCAAAAACTATACTTCCACCACCATCAGTGGAATCAAAAGAAGGTCCACCTGTAAGTGTTATATCATTACCACCAATTACATCAGTCCAAGTTACTCCACTACCAGAATAACTCTTGGAATTTGCTGCATCCACGTATAATACAAGATTATCTTCTACTATGTCTGGTCCTCCGTGACAAGCCATTATAATCCATACCTCCTTTTAATAGCATTATAGTTTTGTAATACTTCTGATGCAGTTAATGCTCTTGAGTAAGCAATTATAGTTGCTATTTTTCCATCCCAAGCTTCAACACCATCACTATAATTTACTCCTATAGATTGTGGTCCTCGATCATAAGTATTAGAGCTTGTAAGTGTAGAAGTAGAACTACCATTAAGATATAAAGTATATGTATTAGATGATCTAGTAACAGTTATGTTATACCAAGTGCTTGCTGATAAAATTGAAGAAGAAAAAGTACCGATCTCTACTACATAACTGTCTACCATCTGAACACCAGTTCCATTTCTATATCTTAAATGAAAACTGCCAGTGTTATTGTAATCTGAAACTATAGTGTAATCATTAGTTGATGAAAATACATCTGAATTGACCCATGCAGAAATTGTAAAATTTGAATTTGGGTTAAACATATCGTTCGGGCATTGTACATAATCATTAGAACCATCAAAAGTTAAAGATCCTCCATCATTGCTGCTGTAACCAACACCATTAACTAAGGTTCCATTATTTTCATTACCACTTATATCAGTCCAAGTTACTCCACTACCAGAATAACTCTTGGAATTTGCTGCATCCACGTATAATACAAGATTATCCATAACTATTTGAGGGTTATATTTTGTTGCCATTATATTCCAAACCTATATTTAAAAATTTCATAGTGATTTGACACTTCCTCTGCAGTAAATGCCTTTCCTTTATACATTCTTATAAGAGATATTTTACCATCAAGAAATTCAGTATTGCCATATCTACGACCTATTGATGCTTCTGTAGAGGAACTATTATAATTTGTTGAATCTGTTTTAGCAGATACATATGCACCATTAACATACAACTTAAATTGATTACTACCAGTTCCCTCTCTAGAAAAAACAATATAATTCCATCCATTATTTCCAGTGTCCCAAACTGGAGTGTCAAAAACAAAACTTTCATATCCAGTATACCATTCCAATTTTTCATTGGCATTAACAAGTAAAGCCCATCTATTTGTGCTTTGACTACTATTTCTTGTATCTATAAAATAAAAGGGTCCTTCACCGACAAAATTTGCCCAAATTTCAAATGTAAATGATTGTGTAGATAAGGCAGATATTCCTAAAGTGTCTGGATTAAAGGTTGCATAATCATCCGTTCCATCAAACTTCATGCTACCAAAGTTTTCTGCATCAAAGAGAGTTCCATTGACCATGTTCGCTATGAGTTTCTTTGAGATTACATTTTTCCATACATTATCTGCAAGGTTACTCAATGTGCCAGATCCATCAGGATATTTTCGATTACCTATAGTCGGTAGTTGATACACAAGTCTGACAGCACCTATGCCACCAGCAGCACCAGCATTTGGTTCTCCAACTCTAGTTCCTCCTCCACCACCTCCACCATATAGTTGACCTGAACCTCCTGATCCTGGATTTCCATCGTTTCCAGCGAGGTTACCAGAACCACCTAAACCACCTGTTCCACTTGATCCTTCTCCTAGTATACCTACACCACCACCTTCTATCGTAGCACTTGATGCGTTTGTAGTTGATCCACCACCTCCACCACCTCCAGATCCATCTGCACCTGAAGAAGATGCTCCACCATCATAAGTGTTATTTCCACCATTTCCACTATATCCACCAGCACCACCACCGCCACCAGGATTTCCATCTCCGCCACCGCCACCGCCACCAGTTCCACCACCATCTCTTTCTGTTCCAGTAGATGTTCCACCTGCACCACCTGTAGAATTGTTTATTCCACGGTCACCACCTGAACCACCACCACCTTGAAGAAGAACTGTGGAGCTTCTTTTTACTTGACTGTCTCCACCAGCTGAACCATCAGTACCAGTGTCTGCACCACCAGCACCTACAGAACCAACAACAATAGTTAAAGTTTCACCAGGCGTGACTAAAAATGTTCCATATGATAATCCTCCACCACCTCCTCCTCCACCACATCTGATGGAACTGTCGGTACCACCACCACCTCCTCCTCCACCGACACATACGGCAGATATTGAAGTGATGCCAACAGGTACGACAAAACTATAAGTTCCAGCAGTGGTATATGTGTTTTGACCACCTTCACCACCAGTATTTTTTAAATTTCCTGCATCAAAATACGCTACCAAATTATTTAATCCCAAAATTTTTGGTCCTGAAACACAAGCCATTATAAATTATACCTTCCTTTTGTAGCATCAAAATTTTGTTCCATTTCTGCTGTTGATAAAACTTTACTATAAATTCTAACAATACTTATATATCCATCAAATTCTCCTCTATAATTACCACTATAAATGTCTGATATCCCAATACCACCATCTCCCGTTACCTGAGTATAATTACTTCTAAAATTAGTATCATTACTCAAAACATTACTTTTATCAACATACACGTTTCCAGTTCCACTATTAATAGTAAGAACATGTTGATGCCAAGTCTTAACTGATGGAACTGATGAATATGCCGTATTTGTTTCAGACCCTGATCCATTTCTACGAACGATACGATCAAATCCAAATATAAGACCATTATTGTTACCAGCACCACTAGACCAATCACCAGATCCACCACCATTTGTGAATAATGATCCATATGTCCAAGTTGAATTTGGTGCTGCATCATTATCCAAATAATGCCATACTTCTATACTAAATGCTGCCCCTAAACCATTAGGTAAAGCAGTATTGGGAAATGTTATTCTATCATTACTTGATGTGCCATCATATTCAAATCCACCGTTAAAGACACTTTGATGACTAGGTCCAGTTATAGTTGCAGAATGTCCACCACTTATATCAGTCCAAGTTGTTCCACTACCAGGATAACTCTTAGTATTTGCTGCATCAAAATACAATACAAGACTATCAGCAACTATAGGTGAAGCAGAATGTAGGAGTCCCATAATATTATTCCAATTTAGAAATCCTTTCTTTAAGATTATCTATCTGAGTTTGTTGTTCCTTAACTGCCTCTATCAATAAACCAATTAATCCATTATAGTTAACCGTTTTTGGATCATCTCCCTGAACTAATTCTGGTAAAATATTTTCTATTTGATCGGCAACAACACCAAGTGCTGGTTTATTATCATATTTCCAATTAAATGATACACCTTCAATTTGTATAACCTTGGCAAGTGGATCATCAATAGGTTGAATATTAGTCTTGAGTTTTATATCAGATGTGGAGTTAAAGTCAGTTGCAGTTATGACACCAACACCATATATTCCTTTAGAATTAAGATCTAAATATCCTCCTAACTGAGGTGTAGTATCACCGACTATATGAGTTACAATGCCTGTTAAAGATGTAAAAGGATAATTTGTAGCATCTTCCAAATCAAAAGCTGGTGTTGCATCACTTCCACCTAATGCTAGACTTATACCACCATAAGATACTGTACTGTTTGCTAACTTACCATTTGCAATTGATCCTGCTAGTTGTGCATTAGTTATTTGTCCTGATAAATTAGTGGTTGCTAAATCGCCATAGAAAGTAGTTGCAGTAACGGCACCAGAAACCCATACATCACTAGCAGTGGCAAATCCAACAGTAGTAATACCAGAAGTTACCTCTAATCCACCAGCAGCAATACTAACACCACCACCAACCACCACAACACCACTTCGTGCAGTGACTAAACCAACTGAATCTATATTAGTTACATCATCATAAGTTAGTGTACCACCGATTGATACATCACCACTTACACTTAGAGAAGTTAATGTACCTAATGAGGTGATATTAGTTTGAGCAGCAGTTGTCACTGTTCCTGCAGTCGTTGCAGTATCAGCATTACCAGCTAAGTTACCAGTAACATTACCAGTTAAATCACCCTTAAATGTATTGGCAGTTATAATACCAGCATGAGCAGTGATAGCAGTTCCTACTTTAAGAGTATCGGTTACGGTAGTAATACCACTTACTGATAGTGCAGTACCAACTATATTTCCTACTGTAATATCTGGAGAATTAATTAAACCTTTTGCATTTGTGGATGTTGATATAGTACCCGTTACAGTAGTACCATCAAATGTTAAATTAACACTTCCACCAAAAGAACTACTATTATTAAATTGTATTTGAGTATTAGAACCTCCAGGTGTTCCTCCAGATGATTGTTCTACCCAAGATAAACCAGTTCCAGTAGAACTTAATATTGATGAAGCAGAACCAACCGATCCATTACCATCGGCAATTTGGGTAGTAGTTAGAACACCAACACCGTAAATACTCTTATTATTACCATCTAAGTCTCCACCCAGTTGTGGTGTAGTGTCACCAACTATATGAGTTACAATACCAGTTAGAGATGTGTAAGGATAGTTAATAGCGTCTACCAAATTAAAAGCTGGTGTTGTATCTTCTTCACCTAGGTCTAGAACTACATCACCAAAATTCATTGATGTATTTTCAATCTGACTATTAGTTATGGTTCCTGTTAAATTACTGGTTGCTAAACTACCATCAAATGTAGTGGCAGTTATAACACCAGCATGAGCAGTGATAGCAGTCCCTACCTTTAAGGTATCTGATATTGTTGCAATACCAGAAGTTACCTCTAATCCACCAGCAGCAATGCTAATACCAGCACCAGCAATAACGTGTATTCCTTCTCTGGCAGTTATAATACCAATAGAATCTACATTCTTTACATCATCATATATTAATGTTCCACCAATAGTCACATTTCCATTAAAATTGGCACCAGCAGCAGTTACAATACCTGTAAAGTTAGCACCACCACCAGCACTTACAACTTCAACATCACCTGAAGAAATTGAACCAGTATCAGCATTCAAAGTAATAGAAGCAGTACCAATAGTAAGAATACCAGTAATTCTAGCATTTCCTTCAACAACCAATGCATTATCAGGATATAAACCACTTTGAATAATAGTTGTTCCAATACCAACTCTTCCTAAACTATATGGGCCATCAACACCTTGTATCCATGAATTTCCATCAGCATTTGATCCAAATGTAAATTTCTTTAAACTATCGTCATATCTTAAATATCCACCATCATAAGCTGATGCATTAGTAGCAATACCAACAATATCATCAAGATACTTTAATCGTGTTTCACCACTACCACCCAGTGTTGCTAATTGTTGTTGAACACGACTTACAAATATTCTATAGTGATCTTGTAATTGATCAAGAGTAACATATTTTTTATCAAGTGGAGTTAATGGATCTGAATTATCGGACTCTGGTGTTATGTTAATAAGACCTTCATTTAAAAATTCTTTCTCATTAAATTTCTCAAATATTTTTTCGAGATATTTAACTTTATTAGAAAGTTGAATATTTTTTTCTTCTAATTCATCTAAATTTAATTTATTAACTACTGTTTTAAATTCTTCATGAAAATAATAAAAATCATTTCTAATATCTTTTTTAACTTGTAAAAATTCTTGATTTTGTTCTTCTAAATTTTCTTTTAAATTTTTCTTACTTTTAGTAATTTCAATTTCTAAATCAGAAATTTTATTCTCTATATTATTTTTATGATCTTCATAAACTTCTAAATCTTCATTAATAGATATCTTTAGATTTTTAACTTCTTCTGCATCAATTGATGATTTTATTTCAGATTCTAAAATATATTTTTTATATTTTGGTGCCTCTACATCAACAAAATTATTAATTTTTTCTGCTAGATTAGAAACATTAGATTTTATAGTGGTAAGAGTTTTTTCATTAATACCAGTTACATCATTTTTTAATTTAATAATACTCTCTTCAAGTAAGAAAGTATATCCCATCATTGAATTATCAAGATCTTCTTTTTTAATAAAATCTTGTATTTCAGACTTAATATCTTCTACATATTTTATAGTGTCTGTTAAATTATCTAATTTATCTAAATTATTTTTATAAGCACTAAAAGCTTCAGAAAAAGACTGTAATTCTGGTCTTTTTACTAATTCGTGAATAGTATCATCTGATTTATCATCCTCACGAAAAAAATCTGAAGGTTTCTTTAGTGCCATTATTTAATTTTTTTTATTATCAGTCTGTGTATTATTATTTAGAAACCCTTTTTTAAGTAATTTTGAGAGTTCTGATGTAGAACCAACAAATAAAGAATTATTAGTTACATTATTTGGTTGTTTATTTATTTGATCATCAACATCCTTTATTTTCTTTTGAAGTTCCATTAATTTATCAGTTGTATCAGCAACTGATTTAATAATTTGACCTGCAACTTCATATGCTCTTGGACTTGCACTTTCACCTGCAAGTTCCATTATACCATTAAGAGATTCTTGGCCCTTTTCAATTAAGGAATATAAGTTAGCACGAGTATAATCATAATCTTTCTTAACGTCATCACTTGTATTTTTTAATTGATCTTGTTTTTTAACACAATCATTTTCAGGTATATTGCTAACCTCAATAGCACCAGTTGTATTTAATGCTTCATCAATGGGATCATAATTAGACATAATTTAAATATCCTTTCCTTGTGTTGGACTATAAGTTTTATTATCTGAAAATTGCTCCCAAGTCTCACTAAAACCAAAATCATCAGCAGGGCCAGCATCAGCAGGAACTGGGGTTGCAGTATATCTCATTTCTCTTTTAGCTGTCTTAGTATTAGTATCTGCGTATAAATCAGTTTGAACTTTCTTAATAAGACCACTTGTAGATTCTGCAATAGGACCAAATAGATATGTTTTTGCAGTAAAATTCAATGTGTATATCAATGCTCTTCTTGTAGAAAAATCTCCTTCATAATCATCTTGAAATGCTACATTATCTAAAATTAAAGGGATATCTCTTTTTTCTCCAATTGATTTTACCAAATCAACAGTTAATGTAAATGCTGGTTGAAAATATGGTAAAATTTGTTCTACTATTTGTAATGCATCATCATTTAATTTAGTGAATATACTTAATTCAAATCCAATATTATAAGGAACAGGCATATAAACTTTCTTTAAATTGGTTCCATCAGATGCTTTAAACGTTTGAGTTACACCTGCTTTTCTACTAGGATCATAACTAACAGAATTCATTTCAAATGACATTCTTGGCAATGTAGTTTGAACTGGTTTATTTAAATCTGCTTGTTGCTCTAATCTTGCAAGAAATTTTTGAGCAGGGCCATAAGACAGTGGAATATTAAGTTCACTATAATCTTCACCAGAAGAATTTTGATGTTTAATACTTATATCGTTAAAAACAGTACCAAAGGAAATGATAGTTTTTCTAATTATTTCGTGATAGTAATAAGTTCCAAGCATCAATATGTACCAAATGGATTTGATTCACTAAAGTCGAGAATTGCATCAGCCTCTGACTCTATATCATCGTTCTGTGCATATTTATCTGCGAACTCAGCTGTCTCAATATAATCAACAGTGTATTTTGATTCAGAAGTAGATCCTATTGCAACATCTCCAGATACAAAATTACCATTAGTTGATCCTAATTTGAGAATATTAGTATCTTTATCCCAACTCTTAACTCTACCTTTAGCACCAGAAACAGATCCAGTAACAATTTCATTAAATTGATATGCACCAGAACCAGTTAATATTGGGGGTGGGGCAATTGTGGCAATTCCTGTTGCAGAGGTATATCCAATACCTGCATCAGAAATAAGTATCTGGGAAACAGTATTAGCAGTGCTGACAAGTGCTCTTCCTACAGCAGTACCAATACCAGACGTTGGTGTATTGAAGTACACTATAGGTTCTGTAGGATATCCACTACCACCATCAGTAATTGTTATTGTTCCAATACCAGAACCAGAAGTAACTAATAATGCAGTTGCTGCTGCTCCAACACCATGAGTAGTTGTTACTCCATTTGTTTGAGTTGTTGTTGCACTCACTATGGTAACAGTTGGAGTTTCAGTGTAACCAGAACCTGAATTTGTTAATAAAATTTCTTTGACAGAATATACGTTACTTACATTTGTGGTTATTGCAACAGCAGTGGCATTTACTCCTCCTGCAGGTGCAGTACTAATTGAAACAGTTGGAGTTTGTGTATAATCATAACCATCTTGATTTAAAATAATATTTCTAAGATATCCTGACGTTGTAGTTACACCAAGAGTTGCTGTAGATCCTACGGAAATTAACTGTAATGATGTTATATAACCTTGATCCACTAATAGATCATCAATCTCATTACTTGTGGTACTAAGTTGATCCCAACCACCCATTTCATCTTCAAGTTCAAAGAGTTCACACTGTAATTGATAAACATAATTCTTACCTAATTGATAAAAAGGTTTTTCATGCTCTACAAATTTAACCTCAAAAATTCTTTTACCTAATGGAAAATATATTAAATCTCCTTCACGAGGTCTAGATGAAACCTCTATTTCACTAGAAGGTTGTGCCAAAAAAGGTGCAATAAAATCTTCAAATCTTTCTTTTGATATAGTTACTACTAATTCATCTTTTAAACTCATTCCAAACTTGGTCATAATATCACCAGCACCAGTATAACCCTCATAGGTGTTTACATATACTTCTATGGCAAAATTATCATTAAAAGTTGACGATTCAAGTTCTCTAAAAATTGTATCTTTTTTAACTATTTTTCTTGGAAGGTATGTTACCTCCACACCAAAAATTTTTAACTGTTCATTGATTAAATCTTGAACCAGTCTTTGTTCACTTTGAGACCCTTGTAGAAAATAAGAATTAAGAGCCATAATACTATCCTATCATATCTAGAGGTGGTAACTCATATTCAGAAGACATTTTTTCCCTGATACTTTGAATTTCACGTTCAGCATCTTCATATATTTCTCTTCCATTTAATTCAATACCACCAGGAAGTTTAACACCTCTAAATTTAATTAAATTTTGACCCCATTGACGTTTTATTAATTGTGTGAGATATCTTTTAAGAAAACTGTCATTAAATACACCACTAAATTGATTAGGATCTAATGCCCTATGACAATCAATGACAAAATAAGTATCAACAGATTGTGCTGACCAGTCAATATCCAAATATAATCTATCTTGTCTTTTATTAAACCTTATTTGTTTATCAGTTGTTAGTAAAAAATCAATATCTTCTAAGTATGATTTTACCATAGAATATTGAAGAAGTTCTATTGAATTAAAATAATACAAATCATTTAAAAATAATTGATATTTAATACTAAACATACTACCAGAAATTGAACTGGTATCAAATTTAAATATTTTTTCTATACCTATTACAGAATCAGGAACTTGAATAAAATTAGAATTTTCATAAAAATTTGATGTGATAGTTCCCATTCCACTTACGTTAGTGGAATTTGCCGTTGTGGTTACAATACCAACCCCTGTTGTCCCAGATGCTTTTCCTCTATCTATATCATCTTGAGATACTTTATACTTCAAATACATCCTTTCAACACCGTCAAAATGACGTTCATTGAAGAGTTGTAGAGCATCATCCACTGCATCATCTATTTGGTCATCATCAACGTTAACCTCTAACACAGGAGCACCTAGCTGCCT